CGGTGTTAATAAATTGAACCCCCGCAAGTTCCGCGGCGGGATTCGCCTCTAAAAAAAAAGGGCAGATACAGTGCGGTGTACCTACCCCAGAACCGTCGGCTTTAAGGCTGACGGTCGTACCATTGCGTGGTCTCAAAAAGACTTTAGCAAAGAGTACGCAACCTTTCAACTTCCTTGCGGAAAATGCCTCGAATGTAGGCTCGAATACGCCCGCCAGTGGGCGGTGCGTTGTATTCACGAGGCTCAAATGCACGACCGCAACGCGTTCGTGACGCTTACCTACGATGATCAGCACCTCAAAAGTCCCAAATTGGTATATGAGGACTTTCAACTTTTCATGAAACGCTTAAGACGGCGACTAGACCAACCGATAGGGTGCTTCGTAACAGGAGAATACGGTGAAAAAAATCGTCGCCCTCATTGGCATGCCCTTATCTTTGGTTATTGGCCTGGTGATGCGGTTTATAAGTACTCTAACTCCCGCGGAGATCGCGTATTTGCTTCAGCTTCTCTTACAGAGATATGGGGCCACGGCATTGCAGAAGCTGGGTCTCTCACGTTCGAATCCGCCGGATATTGCGCCCGATACGCAGCCAAAAAAATCGTCCACTCCGAAAATGGAAAGTTAAACGAGGCGGACCACCATGAATGGCAGCCCGTAAGCAAGAAAAGTAACAAAAACGCCATTGGTAAAAAATGGCTAGAAAAATACTGGGAAGACGCCTTTAACCACGGCGAGATAGTTCTTCCCGGTGGGCGCGGTAAATGCGCCATCCCCCGTTATTACGAAAAATGGCTCAAAGACGAAAAGCCCGATGAGTGGCTTCGTTATGTTACCCAAGTAAAAATGCCCAAGATCAAAATGGCCGCTGAAAAATCGGCCGAGGAAACCCGTCTCTGGTTCCGGCAACAAGATGCCCGGTGTCCCTACAAGCCGCTCCTGAAAACCCGTCAGGAAGCCTCTAGGGAGATATTACGCGCTAAATTCAAGTTGCTTCAGGATAATCTGAAGCTGTAACCAAAGGAGATCCAACAATGTTGGGTAACAGGAACTCACAGCACAGCTTTGCACAGATCCCGGATGTGCATATTCAACGGTCCCAGTTCGACCGGTCTTTCGCAGTCAAAGACACCTTTGACTTCGATTACCTGATTCCGGTGTTCGTCGATGAAATCCTTCCCGGCGATACCTGTAACGTCACGGTGAACACATTTGCCCGTCTCGCGACTCAAAAGGTCCCGATCATGGACAATATGTATGTGGACTACTTCTTCTTCTTCGTCCCCAACCGACTTCTCTGGGACAACTGGGAAAAATTCAATGGTGCTCAAGATAACCCTGGTGATTCTACTTCTTATGTTCTTCCGACGATGTCTTTCACGGCCGGTAACCCGGACGTGGGTACGATTTACGATAAGTTCGGCCTTCCTACGGATGTTCCGAACGGTTGGGATCTTAAAAATACGCTCCCGCTTCGTGCCTATAATCTCATCTGGAATCAATGGTTCCGTGACGAGAACCTTCAAAACTCCGTTATCAAAAACATGGATGACGGGCCGGACGCGACAACTGATTACGCTCTTCTTAAGCGTGGAAAGCGTCATGATTACTTTACCTCTTGCCTTCCTACTCCTCAGAAGGGTGCTTCGGTAAACCTTCCTCTGGGTACGGTGGCTCCCGTTGTCTCTACGGGTGCGTACCTGACCTTCTCAAACACCGGCGGTGATACGAACAAAACCATCAGCGGTACTGCGGCCGGAACCGCGGTGAAAATTGGTTCTGGTACTTGGGCTTCCGCGAACCTTCTTAAGTTCGGCGACACGACAGGCTTGGAAGCCGATCTTTCTACCGCGACCGCCGCAACCATCAACCAACTTCGCGAAGCATTCGCGATGCAAGCTCTCTTCGAGCTAGATATGCGCGGAGGTACCCGCTATGTGGAAATCCTGCAGGCTCACTTTAACGTTACCTCGCCCGACTTCCGCCTTCAGCGCGCTGAATACCTTGGTGGTGGTACGACGACGATCAATTCTCATCCTGTCGCTCAAACGTCTCCGACTTCGGGTTCGAACCCGCAAGGTCAATTGGCTGCATTTGCGACCACTTCAACCGGTGGGTCGCATATCGGTTTCTCTAAATCTTTCGTTGAGCATGGGTATGTTATCGGTCTCGTATGTGCACGAGCAGATCTCACCTATCAACAGGGTATTAACCGGATGTGGAACCGCTCTACCCGTTATGACTTCTATTGGCCGAAGCTCTCGGAGCTTGGCGAGCAAGCAGTCCTTAACAAAGAGATTTATATGCAAGGTCTTGCCGCCGACGATAACGTCTTCGGCTATCAAGAGCGGTACGCTGAATATCGCTACAAGCCTAGCGAAATCCACGGTGAGTTCCGTTCCACTTATGCTACCGCCCTCGATCAATGGCACCTGGCTGAAGAGTTCTCTGCTCTCCCGGCCCTGAACGCGTCTTTCATCGTTCAGAACACGCCTGTCGATCGCTGTATCGCGGTGACGACCGAGCCCCATTTGCTCTTCGATGCTTATTTCCAATACAAACACGCCCGGCCGCTTCCTGTGTATTCGGTCCCGGCTACTCTTGGGAGGTTCTAATGGGTTTTCTCGAGGACATCGCCCCTATAGCGGGCGGCGGAATCGGGTTCTTGCTTGGCGGTCCCGCTGGTGCGGCAGCGGGCGTCGGCATGGGTCTTCAATATCGTGGTCAAACGATGGCTAATGAAACGAATATGAATCTGGGTCATGCCCAAATGCAGTTTCAGGAACGGATGAGTTCTACGGCCCATCAACGCGAAGTGGAAGACCTTAAAAAAGCAGGCCTGAATCCTATACTTAGTGCTAACGCGGGTGCCTCTACTCCTTCCGGTGCAATGCCGCAAGTGTCAAACACTATGGAAGGAATGGCAGCTACGGCGCTTGAGATGGCTATGGCAAAAACGGCGGTGGAAAAAGCGAAAGGAGAAGTTCAAGTTCTCGCCGATCAAAGTCAAAATCTTAAGGCTCAAACCCGTCAATCTGAGGCTTCCCGCCGCAAAATGGAGATGGAAACAAAGGTGATTGAGGGCGAGGTCCCTCAATCGGATATTAAAAATCGTGCTTATGATTTGTTCCTTAAACCCGTGATTGAAAAAATGGAAGAAGCGGGAAGGTTCAATCGGCAACGCGACAGCGGGCCAATTAGCGATGAGATAAAACGGAAATGGGAAAAAAAGTACCCAGGTCTTAAACTTAAATAACAGGAGTTAAAACATGTCTTGGCTTAGAGAAATTCGTTACGCAGATAAAATTATGATTAAACGTCCCGATGGTTCCGTTCGTGTTGCGTCAGTCAACGAGGAACCTTCTAAAACCCAACAACAGTTCAAAGACGAATGCGATGTGAATAACATTGTAAAAAAATATGAAACAACCGGAGAATGGCTTCACCTTACGCGCCGCCAAGGCGTGTATGCCGATGTCTCCGAAATCAAGGACTATCATCAGTCCTTGGACAAAGTTCAACGCGCAAACGATGCCTTTATGGCTCTCCCCGCAGAAATGCGGTTGCGCTTCCAAAATGATCCCGGCCGACTCCTTGAGTTCTTGGCCGATCCTAAAAATCACTCAGAGGGGGTAAAATTGGGACTCTACGAAAAACCGGCCCCTAGCGAGCAATCTAACGACGATAAAACGACGATCCCCGGCGAGCCCAAGGCCGACTAAACTCGTTCGTCCCAAACTAAACCTGGGGGGGCTTCGCCCCCCAGGAACCAAGCGTAGCGCGGTAGTAAAGTGGCAGGAGCCACGTCCCAGCCCACAGCGGCGCATGAGCGCGTTCACGATGTACCCGGCGTGGGTGTTAGGGAGAGGTCGGGACCTCTCCCTTATGCGTACAAAATTAAAAAAAAATACAAACCTTACTAGACAAACAGCCTGGAGTTCTCAAACTACAGGAACCGAAACAACCGAGGCAGCGGTGCCTCACTAACCGAAAGGTGTTCTATGCTATTGCGTGTTTATTCCATCCGTGATGCGAAAGCAGAAGTCTACAATCAACCCTGGTTCGCAAAAACCCACGGCGAAGCCGAAAGAAATTTCACACAGCTCACGCGAGACCAAAAAAGTCAGGTCTCGCAATTCCCCGAGGACTACGATCTGTATTACCTCGGCACCTACGATGATCAGACCGGCATGGTCGAATCCCTTGGTACACCGCAGCACATGATTAAAGCTATCGCGGTAGTCAACCGAGACAATTGATACCAAAAGAGCTGGGCCATATTACGTTTCTTGTTGTAATATGGCCCAGTGACACGTTAGTGTCACAAAAGAGGTGCACAAATGAAACGGAAGCCGCTTTCAAAAGATCATTCCCGAAAATCATTCCGAAAAAATACCGGCATCCACGGTGTTAATAAATTGAACCCCCGCAAGTTCCGCGGCGGGATTCGCCTCTAAAAAAAAAGGGCAGATACAGTGCGGTGTACCTACCCCAGAACCGTCGGCTTTAAGGCTGACGGTCGTACC